CGCCCCCCCGCCCCCCCCCCCCCCCCCCCCACAGATAATCTTTTTATTGCTATCGTAAAATGCGCCCCCGGCTTGCGGGGTGTAATTCTGAAACAATTTGCGGGGGTACACATTCCCAACCGGGACAAAAGTACGGGTATAATAGAAATTTGTATTATTCCCGTTTATGTCCCCGGTTGTGTTACTTATCGCCCCGTTCGCTAAAAACGCATTTACAAATGAATGTCTATAAATCGGGTTCATATCAATTTTTAATTTTACGTGTCAAATTCTTGTAAACCTCAATAACATTGCCGTTGCCATCGACGTAACGACGGCGGCGGTTTTGTTCCTTAATCTCCCTTACATCGTCTTTTAAATCCCGCAAATCCGGTGCGTTATTTTGTTGAACCGTTACATTAATGCCGTCGGTATTGTAGGCATTAAGGTACTTTTGGGGGAATGTTCCCCGGTTCAAACTATTTATTACGTCCGGGATTAAACGACGGAAACGGCGGGAATTACGTTTATTGATAACGGCGAAAAATTCCCCGCCCTCGGCACGCCTCCGGGTTCCATCCGGTTTGGTTCCTAAATCCACGTCGTCCCCGGATTGGTGGGAACCGCCCGCCAACAATTCAACCGTACCATCGCCGTAACTTTCCGAACCCCCGGCGTTGGCTGATTTGGATAATTGGGCGGCTTTGATTTTGGCGGCGGCAAAGGAACCCCACATTATAGCAATTGCCGGGATTGCAAACGGGAACCCCAATTGCGACCAAATCAAAGCGGACGCCGTTACAAGGTCTCCAATTTGTTGTATCGTTTGTATTGCCGCCTGTGCTTTCTGTGCCTTTTGTTGCTCCTTTAGGGCTTTTTCTTGGTTCTTTTTCGCAACGTCCAATTCCTTTTGAGCCATTGCAACGTTATTGGCGTAACCGTTCGCCCGTGCCTCTAATTCCGCATCTAATCGGCGTTGGCTTGCGTCAACCTCTTTGTCGGCGGCGGAAACGGCGGCGTCGGCGGCTTGTACCTTTGCATCCAAAAAACTATTTAATTGCTCAATGGCAAAGGAAACGGACGTACTTATTGCCTCCTTTTGGTCGTCGTCCAAATTCAGCCCGAACAATCCGTATATATCGTTACCCCGTTCGTCGCCTTTGCTTTTCTCAATTTCTTGGTTGATTTTCGCAATGGTATTTTCGATTGTCTTAACCTCGGCGTCCGTCATTTTAACCCCGGCGGCTTTGTTCAACTCTAAAATCTTTTGCAACCGTGCCTTTTCTTGCGCCAACCGGAACCGGGTTTTGCGTTCCTCGGAATTGCGGATTAAATCAAACTCGGACGCCTCCAACGCTTGTGTTTGGTCGAATAGCATTAACGCCCGTTGTTGGTTTAACTCGGTCGTTTGCTTCAATACCTCGGCATCGTATTTGGCGTTAATATCCGCCTCCGATTGGCGCACGTCCTCGGCTAATTGCCTGTTTTGCGCCAATTCGATTGCCCGTTGTTGCTGTAACAACTGAATACGCAAATTTATTCCCTCCTGTGAACCCTCACGGGCGGCGTCTAATTGTAATTGCGTCCGGTCGGCGGCGGCTTGCATTTGGTCGATTGTAATTTGGTCGTTCAATTCGCCCAAACTTTTTGCGTATTGTTGTTGCAAAAGTAATTGTTGGTTAAGCAATTCGGCAACCTGTGTTTCGGTTAATCCCCGCTCGGTTTCTAACCGGGTGTTAATGTCCTGTATTTGCCTTTCATACTCAACCCGCAATTGTTCCCGTTGCTTTTCCGCCCCCTCTGCCATCAATGCAATTTGGGCGTCCTGCGTTGCCCGTTGTGCGGACAATTCCGCCGCCCGTTGTTGATTGGCAATATTTACCATATCAACCGCCAATTGTTCCCGTAATAAAACAATTTGGTCGTTCAACGCTTTGCGTGCCTTAACCGTTAAATTGGTTTCCGTCCTCAACTGCGATTGTATGTCGGCAATCGCACGGGCGTTGGCGGCTTGACGTTGCGCCCGTTGTTGGCCGAATGAATTTTTAATTAAGGCAATCCGGGCGTCCTCGGCTTTGCGCAATATATCCGTTTCCGCTTTGGCGGCGTCCCGGTTTTCGTTTGCTCTTTGGGCGGCTTGTATTTTCCTTTCGGCGTCCAAATCCGCCCCCTCGGTTTTTAGATTAACGGCAATGTCAACCGCCCGCCCGGTATTATCTATTTGACCCTGTACGGCTTCAATTGCTTCATCAACCTTGACTTTATCAATTTTACCGTCTAAATCAACATCAATATAAACTTTCTTATCCCCACGGGCTTTGGCGTTATTCAACTGCAATAACATATCGTTTAATTGCTTCAACTTTGCCCGGTTTGCCTCCAAATCGTTTAATTCTTGACCGTAAAAACCAACGCTTTTATTATGCGCCTTTGTGCGCTCGGCTAATATTTCGTCCTCAATCTTTCGGGTTTCAGACAATGAAGCGTTACGGGCTTTAGCAATGTTTAATTCCCGGTTCAATTGGGCGACACGTTCGTTGCTAACCCGGTTCATTTCGGTTGCCTCGGTTTCCAAATAATCCAACCACGCCTTTTGCGCCTCGTTAAGTTTTTGTTGGTTCTTTGCCGATTTATCGGTATTAGATGCAAACAGAACTAAAGCCCCCACAACCGTAACCAATGCCAACGCCAAAAGAACATACGGATTTGCGGCGGCAATCAGATTGAAAGCCTTTTGCGCAATTGTAGCCGCCAATGTTGCCTTTGTTCCCTGCATGGTAACAAGGCGGTTATAAACTTGCGCTTTGCTCAATGCCGCCATTTGTAGCCGGGAAATACCCAACATAATTGCGGATTGTTTTTGTACTGCGTTTTGTATGGCTTGCACCCCGGTTGTAATGGCTATTGCTGCCTGTAACTTCTTTTGCGCTTCTTGTACGTCCTCACTTTCCGCCCCGAACAATTCCATTGCCCCGGTAAATGCGGCGAACCCACCGGACGCACCAGCCGCCAACCCTAATACGGCATCCAAATTGGACGTATCGGACGCCATGCGGGTAATTTCATTGGTCGCATCCTTAACCGCATCTCGTAACATTGCGGTTTCTTTGCTCAATTGCTGATATTCGGCGGTTCCTTGTTTGCCCTCCAATCGTAACAATGCTAATTGCTTCGTTTGGTTCTCTATTTGGGTCGTCAATCCTTTTGCGGCGTCGGAATAGTTACCCACGTTTAACGACGTTTTCCCGGTCGCTTCCTGCAACCGTTTCATTTCCTCGTAAATCGCTTTTGTTTCGGCAACCAATTTGCGCCCCTCCTCGGTCGCCTCCCTTTCCTCAACCGTCATATTATTGAGGTATATTTTATTGATTGAGTATTGAGCGGATAAACGATTATATGAACCCTCGGCGGATTGGTTCAACCGGGTTGTCAACTTGTTTAATTCGTTCGCCTCTTTTTGCGCTTGCTTCAATTCCGCCAACCGTTTTGCGTTCTCGCTTTCCGCAAACGCCAAATCCTTTGCCGCCCGTGTCAATTTGTCGGTATCGGCGGACGCCCCCCGGATTGTTTTACGTCCGTTTTCGGTCGCCCCGCTTACGCCCTCCAATGCAGCCTTAACCGTTATCGCCTCACTCTTTATATTTTTTAAAGTGTTCATATAGGCGTCGGAAAGTTGGTCTAACTGATTAATCAACTTTGTAATCGAATCGTCCGGGCTTACAAGGTCGCTATATTTTATAGGGTTGTTATTATCTGCCATACTTAACGTTATTTGCGGGCAATTTGCCCCGTATTAAATTATCTTTTCTTTTCCATGTAGTTAATCAACCAAAGAAAAACAACGCCGCAAATCGCCTTATTTGACGCCGTTTTTATTTTTGGTTGGTTTCAACAACTCCTTTATCCGCTCAAATGCGTTGTAATACTCTAAAACGGTGTATTTCTTTGGCTCCGGTACGTGTAAATGTTGGGATATGGTTAAACACATATTTTCAAACTGTTTATCGTACTGAATTTCCATGTTATCGGAACCACTAAAAACAACCGGGCGATTGTACAACAACAACATCGTCGTTATTTTATCAATTTCCGCCCGTTTGTCCTCTGTATCGCCGTTTATAATCGCATCCAACATTAACATTGTGCGGTTGCGCAATTCGTCGTAATACTCTTTAACCGTCGCATCGTCGAACAACCGGGGGAAATACATTTGCAATTCTTCATCTATTTTTTTTTTGACCGCTTCCATTTGGGCGGTCAACTCTTTAACGGGAACATCGCCGAACATATCGACGACCTTTTGCAATCCATCGTCGGATAAATCGTTGTACGGTTCCCCGTCGATTGATTTAACCAAGACGGCAAACGCCAAATGCTTTGGGCTTATTCCGGTTTGAATGAAATACACGTTTTGCCGCATATTATCCAATTCGATTGCCGCCAATTCGGGGGTTTTACTCCGGGCGTATCTTATCGCCTTTTCAATATGCGTGTCGAAATCCTGCAAATCGGAACCAATCCCGGCATCAACTAACAACATTTTGTTGTACTTATGAAATCGCAACATCGGCAATTCGTCGATAGCGTCGTATATCTCAACGGTGCGTTCTCCTATCTTAACGGTTTTCATAGCAAAAAACGGGTTATCATTGTGGAACAAAAGGGAACCAACAACAACGTCGGGTTCCCGGTTATAAACGCCAAAAGGATTGCCAAAGCAACCCCCGCCCAAAAGGACAAACAGAAATCGCAATTAAACATCTTTGCGAAAAACTCGTTGCCGTGGACTTGTACCCATTCGATAACCTGCCATTTGCGTAACAAGGTCAAACCGAATGCAGCAACCAAAGCAACCACGACCGTATAAAATAAAAATGCTTGCATATACTTGTTGTTAATCAGTTAAACACGTTTCATCAATTCCCAATTCCCCGGCAAACCGGAACCCGGCGAACGGGTGCATTAAAAATTGATTGTCTATTTCGTCCAAAGTGAACCCGGCAAATATGTTTTCCGCCTTTGCGTACACTCTGTTTATTTTCATGGAACCGGAACGTAACCAAATACCGCCGTTCAATACCCGCATAATTTGTTGTTTGACCGCCTCCGTATTCCGGTTATTGGGGTCGTTGGTTATCGTCCGCACATCGAACCAAAAGATAATCGAAAACGGCGTTGTATATTTGTTTTGTTCGCCGGGGAACCAATCAATTTGTTGCGGGTCGTCCAACACGAAAAACGAAAAATTCCCTATATTACTATCCGGGGCAATCAACATATATTCGTTGCCGCCGACGTAAATATTGGGCGTATAATATCGTTTCCCCTGTATGGACTTAACCAACCGTTCCGAACGTCCAAAGGAATAGTTAAGCCACGGCAACCCGTCCGCCAATCCCTTTTGAATATTGGCAATAACCCGGTCGAATAACTCCGGGTTCTTTATAATCGGTACTCTATCCATTTCCGTATATTGTTTTTTTTGCTTTGGTTAGCAAATCCGGGTAAACGTATTGCCAAATCAGTTTAGCAATGTTTTCGTTCGTCAATCCCAATATTTGCCGCCCGTACTTTTTTATCAAATCTTCCGTCTTGAAATCCGACGCCTTAATTTCAAATTGTTTGTCGCCGACTTCCAAATAAAAACTACTCTCAAAATCGCCCTCATCCCGTAACGTTACCCGGTTCGTCGGTTGTCCCTTTTCCTCCTTAATGGCTATTGTTAGCGGGGTATAAGGTCGATAATCCATTATGTCAACGCCCAATCGGTTAATACCTTGTTCAAATAATTGTTCCTCGGCGTTGGCATCAATGATAAACGCCGTTGTCATTCCGTCGTCGATTATTTCCCGTATAATCAACCCGGACGTCAACCCGTCGTTAAACGTATTAACCCGGTTGCGTAAATCAATTATTGATTGTAACCCCGCCATAATGCAATTACGTTGTCCGGTACTTAACGCCCCGGTTGTTGCAACTCAAACAAATACGGTCAATTCCTTGCGTATCTAATCGCAAAGCCTCAAACGCTTTTTTAAGGTCATAACCCAAACCGCCGGGGCGTCCCTCAACATTCCCGTCCAACTCGTACAATATTTCCATTTTAGAGGCGTTGGATTGGTTCCGGTTGACCCTTACGTTGGGGTTCATTGCCAACGTGCGCAACATGATTGCGGCAACCTGTCGTTGGATAACCGTTTGGAAAATTTGCCTTTCCTTAATGATAAAATCCGTTAGGTCGCAACCAACGGTTATTTCGCAATTCAACCCGTAATTCTGCGTATTGGTGTACATCGTCAACGCAATATCCCACAACTCCGGGTATTCGTCGAATGTTTCCGGGGCGTTCATCATAAACGGGGATACCTGTAAATACTTGGTTATTTCCCGCCAACGCTCCAAATCAACGTAACCCGTACACGTCCCGCACGGCTCCCGGCTCCAATCCTTTGTCATGTTAATTGCCTGCATCCCGGCGGGCAAATCGTTTTGGTTGTAACAAAGGAACCACGCCCCCCCGGCGTTGTTTCCGGTACTGATATACGGTAAATAACAATCTTTCAACGGGAACCATTGAAAACCGCCGTTTGTCTGCGTAAAATTCAAATCAAACGTCTTTATCGGGTCAATTTGGGACGAATGGAAAAGATACATACGAACAACCCCGGTTGCGCCCGTCATTTGCAACCCGATTTGTTCGATTTTCATTGTTACGCCCATAGAACGAACCGGGACAATTTCAAACCCGACTAATTTATGATTATTCGGCAACGTCGCCCGGATACGTCCCGCACCGTCAAAGAACGTGCGCCGTTCCAATAGGTTCTTTGTTTCCTTATCCAATCCCTTTATTTGCGTGAATGTTTGTACCATTTGCGCAATACCGTTACGGGTCAATCGCTCCAAATAATCGGAAATGAAATTGTACGGTTGCCAATATGGGTTGCCGTAATCGTCGTTAAAATCGTCGTTAAAATCGCTTTCGGTCGGTTCCTCGTTTTGGTTGTCCCGTGCGGCAATCCAAACTTTGTTGTTGTGGCGAACCTTTGCCCCGGCTTTGTATTCCGGTATCATATTCCAAACCGGATATTGAAAAACGAAATCATCCGGGACGATTGCCCGGACATTATCCAAAGTAACAAGGGGGTGCGCACCTTGAAACGTCAAACCGCTTTCCGTCTGCGTTAAATTGTCGTCTATCGCCTTTGCCGGGTCGTATGATTGTTCCCACCCGACGACGTGCAATAATGCGTCCTGTATTTCTTTTAATCGGTACATCTGCGTTTGAAATAAATAAGGGGGCGGGGATAACCACCCCGTCCCCTCGGTTTAACAATTCGTTATGCTCCGGCGTTATGCGCCGCACCTCCGGCGGAAAATTCCCCGGCGTTGGTTACATATACAGGCATACCCAACGGTTCGTTTGGATTGCGGGCGGCAATCTCGGCTTTGATAATCGGGTTTGCCACAGTAGTCAGGTTGCTGTTATAAGCAACCATATACGCCACGTCAACGGAAAATCCGAAATACTCCTTAACGGCGCACGTCAAATCGGCGGTTGCGGCGCCCATGATTGCGGACTGGTCGCCAACGGCGGTGTAATAGTGCGAACCAACGGGCAAATCAATGTACGGCAAACGTACAACGTCCCATTCGTGGAAATTCGCACGGGTGCGGCGCAATGCCTCACGGTCAACACGGGTAAGGATACCAACATTACCGTCAGCAACGGCAAACATGGTTCCCATTTTGCCCGCTTCGTCGGTTACGTTGTTCGTGTAGTGCAAAACCTTGTTGTCGTACTCCATGCGCTTGTTTACGTCGTTGTAAACGCCATGTTGCGCGAGTTTACGGATAAGGCTATCAACCCCGGCGTTGGCGATAATGTGGATATATTCCGGGTAACAGTTAGCCCGCATAATCGGGTTAATATCGCCCAAAATCTCGGTCGCCATTTGGGTTGGCACTTGTACAGCGTTCCCGAGCTTCGTGTAATTGAGCAATGTTTTGAACTCCTGCGTTTTGTTCGCCTCCAATGCGGCAACGGCTCCTTTATCCAAAGCGTCCGCCAACGCACGGGTTGTTTTCTCCATTTTGCGCATAAAGTCATGGTTGTACGAAATCTCATTGTTTGAGTATGCCGCCGGAACCATTGTAAACCCGATTGCATAGGTAGCCCAAACAAGCGTTACCAATGCGGACGTATTTTCATTATCAGCAATAACGCACGAACGCACGTTGCTAACTTGTACGTTTTCGTCGTAATTGATAACCGGAACTTGTACCGTGTTACCGATACTTACTAATGCCCTATCTCTCAAATTAGGGCTAATGATTGAGTTAGGGGCGTTGGTTTGCTCAATAAAGAAATCCAATGCGCCGTACTCACACGGGCGGAACATATTACGGTCTAACTCCGGGTTTTCTATCCGCCAATTCTGTACTCTCGTTGCTATTAAACTCATTGTTTAAAAAATTAAATTGTTTATAAATGCGGGTTTACCCTTTACCCGTGTTGTCTTTTACTTTTCCGGTAATGCGGAAATATTGTTGTCTTTCCATGCTTGTTGCATTCCGGCGTCAAATTCAGCCGTTCCGACTTTTAACCCCTGTTGTTCCAACGTCGCCGTAATTGCGTCGTATGCCTCAACCCTTGTTTTTGCGCCGGATATATCAACGGTAATGTTACCGCCCGCACCGCCGCCGCCCGCCGGGGGGATTGTTCCGCCGCCCGCCGCTTGGCGTCCTTTGTCTAATATACCCATTGTTTCCAATTCACGGGTTAACAGGTCGCCGGGCGTGTACGGGTTCAACTGATTGTTCGGGTTGCGCATGATTGCGCCGCTTTCGTCCTTAAAAGCAAGGATTTTACCGCCTTTTCCGTCGTCGATATATTCGGGGTTCATACCCTTAATTTTGTCGATTGCTTGCGCTAACAAAACCTTTGTTGCGCTTTCGGGCAATCCCGGTTTGAATTTCAACCCGGCGGTTGCGGTCTGCAATGCACCCTCGATACGAACGCCGAACAACTCCGTTTGGAATTTCTTTTCGGCTTCATCGTACTTGCTTTTGAGGTCGTTAAACTGCGTTGTTACCGCCGTTAAATCGGCTTTCGCCTGTTTCAACGCCTTTGCCGTTTCCGCATCGGTCACACCGTCGGCAATTGCCTTTTCCAAACGTGCCTTTTCTTTCGTCAGACTTTCGATTTGGGTTTGCAATGCGCTTGCGCTTTCCGCTTTGGTTTTGAACTCGGTGACCACACGTTTTGCGTAATCAAACGTCTTTTCGGTTCCGTTCTTTGCGATACCGGACGCCGCCAAAATATCGGCATCCAATCCGCCGTAAATTTCGCCCGTCTTTTTGGCGATAACGCTATTTTCGTCGTTGGCGGACAATGTTGTAATTGCCGCAATTTGTTCGTCCGTCAAACCGGACAAAGCCGCATTTGCAATTAAAATTTCTCTCGTTAACATAATTCTTTCCCTTTGAATTAATTAAGTGCAATTGCTTCTACTGCTCCGCTGCTTGCGTTAATAATATCAATTGTGTATTTTGGCGAATCCCCGGTTGTGTCAACCAACCAACTAACAACACGTGCATGGCTGATTTTCTTTTCAGCCTCTTTTGTTACCAAAATTACGTCGGTAATTGTTCCGCCCTCAATACATTCAATCAACTTTTTCTTTGTTGCGTCCTCCAATGCGGCGGTGGTTGTTGTTACTTCAATAACCAAATTGTCCTGCTGTGCAATCTGTGCCATAATCGTATTTTTTAATTGTTTAATACTCTGTTACTTTTTCGCTCCGGGTTTGTCCTCGGCTTTGGTTTCTTTGGCGGGTTCCGCCGGGATAACTCCCGCCGCTTTCAGTTCTGCCAAAATCTCGGCTTTCAATGCTGCCTTTTCCTCGGCACGGGCTTTGGCGTCCGCCTCGGCTTTCGCTTTGGCATCGGCGGCGGCTTTCTCGGCGTTGGCTTTGGCTTTTTCTGCCTTTGCCTTTTCGTCCGCCTCGGCTTTGGCTTTCATGTACTCGTTGGGGTCGTGCAATACGGTAATCGTGTAACCCTGCTTTTTCAGATTGTCGGCAATGCTATTTTCATAACCCTTTTTGCCGAACTTCTGAATACGGGGAATTGATAACCGTTTGCCCGTTTCGCTGTCGAATTTCTTAATTTCGATAACGCAATGATACAAATGTTTCTCATTGTCCGGGACAATGTAGTTTTCGGGCGTAACGTCGATAATCGCAACGTCTTTAGTTTTGCCCTCGCTTACTTTCACTCGCATAGCTTTAATTTATTTGTTAAACTTCCAAATATACTTTCCGGCTGTTTTATATCTACCAATACAACACGCACGTATATTTTGATACGCAATTCCTGTAATCGTTTGAGCATCTGTTAATGTCGCATAAGTAGCAATATAATTACCGCTTAAATCATATTGATTAACAGAAACTCCACACGCTTTACGCATTGCATGTTTTCGGTTAGCGATTGATAATTCAAAATTAATGTTCTCTCTTTGAGTACACCAACGTAAATTATCAATTCTATTATCCGTTTTAATGCCGTTGATATGGTCTATATAATTTTTGCCGTCAATTCTAACTAAAAATGTATCAGCAACTAATTTATGAACATGATATGTTTTTTGTTTATGGTTAGCATATAAAGATAAAACAGCATAACCCATATTGTTGATATAAGGCTTTAGTAATTTGATTTTCCCTTTTTTCAAACTACGAATACGCCCTAATGTACTAACTTGGTATATGCCGGAATAACCTTGTATATCCTGCCAAACCTCACTACTTAACATTGTGTTCATTTGCGTAATCATTAAATTTATTTGTTATAAAATTTATCTTAGAGTTGAACGGCATATTATACCCAAACTCTAACACGTTCAAATATTCACGTTCAAATCTGCGTACAAAGTTAGCGAAATTCAACTTTATACGCATATCGTTTTCGCTGATAATCTGTTTGTCGTACAAATCCAATACCTCGTTACGGGTCAAATGTCGGTACGGTTCCAATTCCGCCAACGTCAACATACGTTGCAATTGGGTTGGATTGTTCCGGTATTCCGTTTCGATAATTTGGTTTTGTAGTGCGTCTAATTCCGCCTCGCTTGCGCCGCTTTCCTTTGCTACCTTGTAACGTTCCCGTAACTCCGTTGCGTTGGATAAATAGAACTCCGTGCCGTAATTGACTTTTGCAGAAACGAACAAACCGCCATACCTCAAACGGCAAACGGTTTCATCGACGAATTGTTGCGCCGCCTCAAATCCTTTCTTTACTCGGTTTAATACCGTGCTTTGGCTCTCAAAATTCGCCTGTATTTGTTGCTCGTTCAATGCGTCCCGTGTGGTTATTTCCTCGTTGGTTCCAACAACCGACGTAATAATGTCATTCTTTAGGCGGTTTTCTTCCTCAACGTTATAATCCAAACTCCCACGGTCAACGGTTAGCATTTGCACCGGGTTACGCAAATCGGGTTGTTTATCCCCGTCCGGTATTGGTATTTCAACGAACGAACCGACGCCGTTAATACGACTATCCCCGCATTTGGGGCAACGCATCAAAAGCCCGGCGGCGTCCAATCTGTAAAACCCTTGTTTGTCTTTTAAAAACCCACCGTCGCAATAATCGCCATTTTCGCCGTTACTGAAATCGCATGATTGTTCGTAACCGGAATATATCGGATATGCTCCGTATAAATCTAAATGTCGTTTACTGATATGATAAAACAAAAACCAATCCAACGCCTCCAATTGCTTGGTTAGCGGGGATTGCTTAACGTCGGGTTCCGATAAACTCAACGGTTCATTCCAAAAGAAACGGGCGGGACAATAACCGACGTCGTGCGGGTTATCAATCAGCAATTCGCCGATATTGTGGTTTTTGTCCTCTCTGAAAACTCTATAACGTTCGTCGTCAATTACTGCGATACGTTCCCCGTCTTGCCTAAATATGATATAATCCATTACCCCCGTCGTCGGGTTGGCTCTGTAATCAATCACGGATGCAATAGGCAACCAATAGAAATACGGTTGCGGGTATTTGTCGGCGGGGTTTTGTTCGCTCGGCATATCGACAATAAGAACGCTATTTATTTCGGTTTGGAAAAACTCCCATCCTTTTGTACTCCAAATTTCCGGTTCGTGTAATACGTCTTGGCGGTAATACTCCCAATCGTCCCTTTGTTCCGGGTTTTGGAACTGATAATTGAACGCCGGGTTACGACCGTCAAAAATCCGGCTCAACTTATCAAAACAAACGCCCGTTACCTCGTTTGTCTTAACGGGGTAACGGAACAATGTTTTGAACATTTTAAATTTATCTTGCGGCAATAGGTTAGAAACAAATGCCATAAAATCCGTAATCGGTTGGCAAATGTCAAACGACGTAATACGGGTGCGGGCGTGAAAATTAATGCGTTGTTGATGATAAACGGCTTTGTTTATCGTCTTACGCTTTTTCGGCTCCGTTATCCGCTTTTTTATTTCGTTTATATCCAATCCCATTGTCTTTGTCAAATTTAAAGTCTGAATTTTCCGGCAATCTCCAACCGCCATTATTAGGCATTCGCAAAAGACGTTCGGCGTGCGTAATCTCGAATTGTTCGGTTACGTTCAATGTATCATTGATTAACGCAACCTTTTGTACTTTCGCCGCCATATCGTCAACCTCCAACGGCAACTTTAAGGTCCGTCAACGGATTAAATTCCGGTGCAATGATTGTGAGGTTGTCGGAATAGTTAGGCAAAAACACCCATTGTATTGCGTTGCTGTCCGGGGCTTCTAATCCGCCATGCGTTTTGTCGCCAATGAACAACGAACGGATAGGAATAGGATAATACGTTGTATTTACCGTTTCGTCCTGTATTGCCTCAATACTTCCGTTTTCGTCAAACAGATAGACGCCCAAATTGTCCGCCCAACTTTCGCATTGCAATTCTTTCATCGCCTTAATTACTGATTGGGGGATTTTACGCATTACGCCCGTGAACGGGTTCGGTTCACGCCCTATAATTTCCTCAACACCTCCCAATGTTTCGTTACCACCGCCAAAGGTTCGGGCGGCTCCGGCTTCGTTGGTCGGGGCTTGGATATACGGGGAAACAACAATCTTTGTACTATCAGCCGCCAACAATAACGGCGCCCATGAAGCAAGCAAAGTAATTGCCTTTTCGCTCGTAAAACTGTTTTTGCTTCCATCGTCTTTGGTTAGACGTTGAAACGCTACCTTTTGGATTTGCCCGAAACTTTCGGCACATTTAACGGCGGGAATATCGGGCAATGAAGCCGCCGCCGGACACTTACAAGTAATCATAAATTCAATTTTTAACGTTAAAACTATTATTTACTATCTCCGGGCTGTCCCTTTGCCCTTTGTTTTCGCTACAAAATTATAAACTTTTTCGGTTACAATCTTGCATATCTCAAAAATAATGCTAATTGCGACGTTTTACGCCTCGGTTTGCGTGTGCGTATGGCTGTATGTTGCCGTCGGCAATCTCTTTTTCGTAAATCCCGGTTAATCCGTCCTCCGGGTCGTCGTGCGTATTCGCATCGAAATTACGCAAAAAGGTTGTAACATGGTCGTAAACGGCTTTATACCGGGTTTCCCATCCGAACGGCATAATTATATGTTGGTTTACCATTGCGGAATTAGTGATTATTCGGCTTTCCTTGTTACCCCCTTGATAAAACGGGTCTGTAATCGCCCGGACTTTCTTTTTGATAACCTTTTCAAAGCCCGCCCCGCCCTTGTTACTCTCAACCCATGCTTTTTGCGTGCCGTTGCGGTTTATCATCGCCGGGACGGTTACGGTTGTTACGTCCGTGTTTTCGTCCGTCATTTCCATATCGGTAATTAGGGCGAATAATAACGGTTCCATCCGTTTTGTCTTTTCGTTGAAAACCATGTTGTCGGATTTATAGACGTCATACGTTGCACCAAACAAAAGGTCGTCGCCCTCATCGGCAACGTCAATGTATGCGCCGGAACGTATGTACGTGCCGTAATCGGATTTTTCAACCCACGTTTTGAACGGTTGATATAATCGGCCCTCTGCGGAACCGGGGTTGCCTTGATAGAGGCATTGAAATTGTACCGGGTCTAATGCCTTTTGCGCTTCCAACTTCATACGGTTGTGCCGTCCCTCCCATAATGCAGCCCCAACCGGGCGGGGGTCTATCTCGGTCGGTTCCCCGGTTTTCAACGCCTCAAAGTTTATGCGTACCCACGCCCCCGGCGGTATGTTATCCAAATCAGCCCAACGGGTTACATCAATGATTATTTCCCCGCTCTTTTCAATGCGCCCTATTAAATCGTCGTCGTGCCATCGGGTAAATACTATAAGTTCTTGGCTATCGTTGTGCAAACGGGTACGAACAACGGTTGTGTACCATTTCCACGCCGCCGCCCGTACTATCGGGCTGTTACCCTCGGCGTAATCCTTATAAACGTCGTCCAATATAGACACGTCCACGGTTTTAGAGGTCAACGAACCGCCACGCCCCACAACACGCAACGACCCCTTACGCCCTACCATTTCGATAACATCACTATTGCGTAAATACGTGTTTGCCATCGTTACGACGTTGGAACCGTTTAGATAGGTGCCGGGAAATAATTCCCGGTATCGGGGCGTGTCGATAATACGTTGTACATCCCGGTTGAAATCCCGTGCAATGGTTGCAGCATACGACCCGATAACTATTTTCAAATCCGGGTTCAATCCCTCCATGAAAGCGGGTAACTTTCGGCTCGACCCCTCCGATTTGCCATGTTGGGGCGGTTGTTGTACAATCATCTTTCGTATTTTGCCGTGCGCAAACATATCCAACAACGTATAATAAACGACGTGGAACGGCTCTAATACTAAATCCGGTTGCATATACCGGGCAAAGTTAATAAGGCGTTTGCGGGCGGCGGCTTTTACCAATTCGCCGGGGTTCTCGCTTAATGCCTTATACATCTGCAATAATTGTTCGTTGTTCATTTCTTAACTCCTTTCTCCCATTTATTACAAGCCCGGCGACCTCGTACAATGTAATGCGGGTAATTGGGGCAACGCAAACAAATCGGTTTCCCGTTCAAATCTCGGTGCCTATGGTCGTCGGTTATCCATTCAGAAAAACGGCACGTATCGCAAACCTCCTTTTGCCATTGTGGTTGCGATTGGGACGGACGGGCGGCGGTTACTTTCTTTGCCATTACTGCAACCCTCCTTTCTCGTTCATAGCTTTTGCAAATTCGGCGGACTGCAATTTATCAGCAACGGCAAATAACAGGTCGTCCGGTATTGCCTTAACGTCATACTTTGGCTTATCGTTATCCGTTGAAGCATTAACGCCCGGTATCTCTATCTTAACGGGTGCATCAAATCCCAACATCTTTGCCCGGCGTTGCTGAATGTTCAACAACAAATCCAAAAACCGGGGATTGCCCGCCGACGTTTCAACGGTCGTTTCGTCATACCCGTAATATTCCGGGTCGCCGTCGGTCGCATCCGTTTTGATAGGACGCCCCCGGTTGGTTTTCTCTTTGGTGCGCATCTTTCCGGTTTTCGACGCCTCCCACGCCTCCCACGCTTGTTGCTCCATTTTATCCAACTTGCGCAATTCCTGCGTAACATATTCGTCGATTGTTTCCAACCGTTCCCGCTTCCATTCGATAAGGCATTGTTGCAAATCGTAATAAACCATTTGAAAGGTTATTGTATAACCCATTCCACGGGCGGACAAATCCCGGTTCAATGCGTCCGCAATTTCCCGGTACGAATAACCACGCAAAAATAAATCGGCACAAAACCGAATGTCATAAATTCGTTGTTCCTCGGAACGTTTGTTGTATCCTAATGGCTTCTTTCTCTTTTTCATCGTCGAACCTCCTTAATCGTCAAATCGTATTCCCACACATACCCGCCCGCCGTTTTATACACTCCTTTACAACATCGGGTAATTGTTATATTTTTTATTCCCGTTTTTCTTTCCGCTTCTCTTATAGATTTATACCGGGCAATTTCGTTTCCGGCTTTTGAACGTTGTATTACAGGTTTGGCAATTTTGTTATGTTTGCCGTTATATGTATTGTTATACTGATTATCGCACCATTCCAAATTATCGGCATTATTATTAAACTTGTTTTCGTCCTTATGATTTATTTGTTTCCGGTTATTTAGATTTTGAACAAATGCCATTGCAACCAATCTATGAACCAACAACGCATTTGGTTTACCGGACTTCGATAACCTTACTTGCAAATAACCTTTTCCGCTTACAGTTGGTTTTAGCAACTTGGGTTTTCCTGTCCTCCCATAATTGAGGCTTTTTACATTACCATAATTGGATATTTGGTAATTCTCAAAACCGGGTATATCTTTCCAAACTTCCATATCTTTTTTTGCAAAGGTACCAAATGTTTTTCGATTGCAAGTTATTTGCACGGAATTTCCATTTTAAGAGGCTTTATTGTCTTATCCGATACTTTGTATATCTCGGCGGTTATCTTTTAACCACGGGGCAAATTTACGGCTTTTTCGCCGCATTGCCAACCGTTTGTTCTCTCTCACATATAAACGGCAAAACCCCGGCGTTTGTTTCCGGGGCTATTGCTCTATCGTCCTATTCCATTTTCATACCTTCCGTTTGAACAATGGAAATGCGGTTCAACTCCTAATGTGATTTTATACGTATGCCCGTCTTTGGTTTCTTTCAACGCTAAACATACCGGGCGGGGTTTCCCGTTTATCGGATATTCCGGGTTAAAATAACGACACGTCCCGCATATCTTTTGGGGTGTCCGATTATCCGGGGCGCATCCGGTCAACTTATCCGGGATTGTACCGGAACAATTATTCCCCTTTTTCATTCCTCAAATGGTTTTTCCTTTCCGATTATTACGTTTGTTCTTTGCCCGGCGTTTATCCCGTGGCTTTCTCCGGGGTTCTATCCGGTGTATCTCAACTTCGGTTCCGGGAAACATTTCCCCGAAAAAATCCGCCATTGCTTGCACCTCTTTTAGCACGTCGAACGCTTCCGGCTTTTTGTACTCCCTTTTGCGTTCCGGTTGCTTTTCCATTTGAACGGCGGGGCAAACATCAATAAGCGGGCAACCCTTACAAGTTTTCACGGGCTTTGCTTTTTGGCTTTCGCAAATGGCTTTATATTTCCGGTCATTATCTGCCTTTCTAAAACCGTGCCAATCGTCCCGTACTTTGGACGCATCGGCAAAAGCCTCCATTGCTGCAACTGCAACACTCGCTAAAATGTAATCCGGGGTATCATTGAAATTACCCTCCAATGAATTGCGGTTGATAACTTCCGCAATCTCCTTTACAAACTTTTCTCTTTTATTCATCGCTCTAAAATTTATTTGTTATTACTATCCGGGGCGGCGGGGCCTTAACTCCGGCTATTGTTCCATTGTAATTAAACTCCAACGCACAATCTTTAAATTCTCCGGCAATCCTCAAAAAACGCCAATAAATCGTTTTTCTGTCATTTCTATGGAATTTATCGCATTTCCTACCGATTGCGGGGCAATCCTCCCTTTTGATTTTACAACGAACGCATCGTTGCAGGAAAATTGCGGGGTTGTTGTTGGCTAATCGAGCATCCGCCGCCGTCCATATTTCCGCTATCAATACCATACCCCGGTAAACGCAACGTTCGCCGGGGCTGTATTCCTTATCTGGGTCAAATGGTGCGGGCTGTCTTATTCTCATTTGTCGCCCGCATCATTTACATACTCAAACAATGCGTCCAAATCTTTCTTTGCGCCTCTAACGATAACTCTTACCCAGTCGCCTCCTGCTAATGCGATATCAAGGATTTGGCAATTGTAACGTTCGGCGTTAATCTGTAACATCGCCGCCGTTGCGTTCGTGACAAACTCGTATCTTTCTTCCATACTCTCGGTGTTTTTAATTGATAAATACGCTTCCATCGGTTCGCGTTCTTGTTGGCAGGCTCCTAACAAAAGCGTTGCCAAAGATAACAATAAAATCTTTGCTTTCATAACTTTACTTTCTTTTAATCCATATAAACCGTATGCCGATACCGACAAACAATATTTTCGCCTCAACATCAACGTAACGGTCGTAACCGTTGACCGCATCCACGGACACGCCGGGAATAACAAACCAACTCTTATATTTCCAATATTCCCGGACGTAAGCAGATACGCCAACCCGTCCGATATGGAACCCAATTTGCGCCGTATGTACGTCGCCATTGTTGCGGATAATTCCAACCTGTTTTTTACTCATATCTCCAAATATATTTTTTATAATGTTTTAAACGTCCCTTACAGCAACTAATAATATTTCCATGATTAAAACCGCATCTTTGCGCATCATGTATGCAATCCCATTTCTTTATAAAATTACCCTCTAAATCATATTGATAAACGGGTTTTGCATTGTGATTATCTTTTCCGGTTTTCTTAAACCATGTATTTACTTTCTTCATGGTTTCACGTTTATTATTAATTGCTTTTTGATAATTCAAATTTTGCTTTCTCGTACACCAACGTAAATTAGTTGCATCGTTATTGGCTCGGTTGCCGTCGATATGGTCTATTTCCGGCAAATTGTCCGGGTTAGGAATGAAAGCCGCCGCAACTAATCTATGAACGAAATATGTTTTATTTTTACCATTATCTGATAGTATTACCCGCATATATCCGTTTTTACTAATAGATTGCTTTCGTATCGCACTTTTACCCGTTCCCCGATAATTTACAGACTTTATATTACCTTTGTCTGAAACTTCATAATTAGCGTTTATAAACTTCCAATTTCCCATCTTTTTTTTGCAAAGATAATATTAAACCATAAAACAACAAACTAATACGTTTTTTTTATTTTATTGTATGCCTCTTTTTCCAATACCATAACTTTAGGATATTCGACAATACAACCTTTTGTATATACGAGATTATAGATACCCAATTGCCCCTTAATCGGAAATTCAATAACCCGGCGGGGGTTGCGCATCATCCAACCGAACCCCTTTGTAATGCTTTTGCGCTTTTCCGGGGGTATGCGTGTATTTTCCCAATCTTCCGGGGTAAACTCGGCGACGGGCTTAACGTCGTATAATTCGACCAACCCCAACGTTACGCCGTTTTCATATCCGGGAATAACAGGATTAGCGGACGAACAAACCATTAAATCGCCCCGGTACGGCGTGTTTTTACTTCGTACCTCAATACATTTTTCGCCGTAAACAATCCCGTTGTCCTCATACGCCGCCGTTACCAACTGTGTTGCATACGGATTTTTGACGGTTAACGCCCGCCAACGGTCGTGTTGGGCGGGCTTGTAATCTTTGTTGTTAAATTGCATAATCGTTATTTTCTTCGTTAAACAAATCGTAATTCGCCGGGACGCAATAACCGGGCAATAATTCCCGGTCAATCCCGGACGCTTTTACAAAACTATCTTTCCAATATATCCGGGGCGTCTTATTTGGGTGCGCCTCCCAATATTCGGCGACGTCATTATAAAACCCCAACGTTTCCTTTTTCGTGTATCTGCAACCGCTTTGCAAACCAATTTTAAACAGGTCAACAAACGGGTACGACAAAGCAATTACAGAAAACGCCCGGTCAAACATTCCCGGCGGGATTGGCTCCACGCTTGCAAAGGTTGGGAACCCGTGGCGTTTTGCTCGTGCCAATGTGTTTATCCGCATACGGTTTGCGCTTGCGTTAGGTTCTAATTCATCGCACCCGGTCAACGTGGAACCAATAGCAATGCGGGATTTATCCCAACCCTCGGACGCCTCGGCAAAGTCGATTAAAATATTGATACCCTCGGCGCATTTGCTCAACACTTTAACCGGAACGCCGTGGCGTTGACAAACGCCGATTGCTTGGCGGGTCAACCTTTGTGTTTCCGGCAATAATGGGTCGGTTGTAAACGAAAAGAATAACCCCGTTTTTTGCAATTCGTCCTTATGCTTCAACAACTCATTCGTAAATATATCCAATGCGTATGGATATTCCCGTAATGCCTTTTTCAATTCCGGGGTATTTCCGCCCAACACTTTTGCGCCCCGCCCTTTGCGCAAATAACAATACGTGCATCCGTTGGAACAACCAACATAAAAGTTGGCGGCGTTCTCGGCATATTCCCCGGCTTTTCCCTTTGGGCTGTAAATAACCCGTCCGTTTATCGCTCCCATACTCATAGATTAAAACGGTAAATCGTCGGTTCCGTCGGGGGCGGGTGCATCCGGCACGGGCGGCGGCGGGGCTTGCGTTCCGGCTCCGGTTCCTTTTGGCGTCAACATTTCCATATCGGTTGCGACAATCTCGGTAATATACCGTTTCACGCCTTGCGCATCGTCATAACTCCGGGTTCTTAATTCCCCCTCAATATAAAGTTTATCGCCCTTTTTAACGTACTGATTGGCTACCTTTGCCAATCCGTTTTGCAATACAATGTTGTGCCACTCGGTACGCTCCGGGATTTGTCGCCCGTCCTTTGCCGTAAAACCTCGTTTCGTGGTTGCCAACGAGAAGGTCGCAACACAACCGCCGTTGTCGAACTCCTTAAAATCCGGGGCTTTTCCGGTATGCCCTAATAAAATAACTTTGTTTACACTCATAACTATTTGAATTTAACACCATCCAACAAATACAATTTCTTATTATCAGACCAACCCGCCGCCATGTTTAAGGCTTTCCGGTCGTCGTCGTGTACAAACTCGCAATACCATGAATTGCCGCCAACGTTCGCTTTTTCTTTCAGTCGTACCAATTTGCCGACAATGCACCGGGCAAACTTGGCGTATGCGCTCGTTTCCGATATATGGATAATACGACGTTCGGCGTTTATTTTTGGAAATTCTTCGATTTGCGGGCGTTTTTCCTCGGCGGGGTATCTTTGTACCCTCTGAAAGTCTTTTTTGATTGACGACCGGGAAATTGCCCCGTAATCGGGTTGCCTCTTTTTGGTTCTCATTTTTTATATCTCCATTTATAATCCTTATGCAAATTCCCTTTCCCTTTACATACCTTACAAATTGCCGTTGCCGAAAAATTGCCTTTTCGGGCGGCTTCCTGTATGCTAACAAACACATTTACAACAATACCGTTTTTTATTTGCTCAACCGCTTTTTCGTGGTGCGGGTTCGCTTTTTTTCCAATCCATTTAGATTTTGTTATTGGGTTATTCTGATTTTCTTTAACCGTAACCCAACGCAAATTATCTGCATGGTTATTGGCTCGGTTGCCGTCGATATGGTCAACACATGGTTTGTTTTCCGGGTTCGGAATGAAAGCCGCCGCAACTAATCTATGAACACGGAACATTTTCCCGGTTCCATTTTTCCATAAATTAATTATTTTATATCCTTTCAAATATCCGCCTTTCATTAGAAACGCATCCTTTTTTAAGGAACGAACATTGCCATAATTAGAAATTTGATAATGTCCTTTGTAACCCTCAATATCTTTCCAAATTTGCATACTCATTTTTCATTAATTCAATCATTATCATATTGCCGGAATATATACGCATTTTCGTTTTATCCCCATTCTCCCAACATGAATGATGTTCAAAACATAGTATATTTATATTTCTTGCATCATGCGCCATTTCGGGAAACGCTCCACGGGTCAATATATGCGAACAATAAATGGCGGAATAATTCCGTAACGGCTTTAAACATTCCTCGCATCGGTGTGGCTTATGCTCCCAAACCCAACGAAAAAAGCGTTCATTTGCCGCCATGATATTTGCGCCCCGTCCCGTAATACAATGCCCGAACAATTCCCGTTGTATCTCAACCCTCAAACGAATATCCATTGTAAAATGCTTTATATCAATCAGGGGATTATACCCCCGATTGATACAATATTGGTATTCGTCCCGGTCTGTCAACAAATACGGTTCCATACTCTTACATTTCCGCCGTTTCGTCGTTCGGTTCCGGGTCGTCCGCCGGGTCGTTAATATCCGGGAGCAATCCGTTATCCTCTACCTTTTCGGCATTCAATCCGGGTGCGGGTTCGCCATCAGCCCCGAACAACTCCAATTGCGCCTTTTTACCCTTGAAAAGAAAGGCGTAAACCTCGGTTTCAATGTCGGCGGCAATTTCTTCTAATTCTTCCTCAAACCCGAACGTTTCCGTATTGAATTTAAGGCGGGGGGAATTGATAGCGGTTTTTTGATTGTTTGAAACGGTAAACAACCCGGTTAAAACAACCCCTACGTTATCGTCTTGACCGGAAAAGGACACGCCCCGAACCTCTATGTTTTTCAACATTTCGTCGGCAAAATCCCGTGATAACTCGCTTTGCTTTTTGGTTGCTTTGAAATCGGACGTTTCAACCATTGAAAGAAAGGACGTCATATTAAAAATCCGTCCCATGATTGGGCGCAAACGGTCGAAACAATCCCGCAAATCCGGGTGTATGTCCTTTGCACTTTCGACGTGGTATTTGTTCGTGTAACTCTCATTACCGATTGTTTCGGTAACTTCATAATGCACGTCTAACCCGCCGTCTTTTAATGTCTTGACTTTAGACAATGCAAACGCCTTTTCGCTTGGTATCAACATAACGTTTGCAGCTTTTTTTTCTTCGTTCATATTATAATATTATTTGTCGCCGGGAACCCGCCTGGCACGGTTTTAATCAAAATTCGTTTTCGTCCAACAATTCCCGTGTCTTACTATTCGACGGAACCGCCGGGCGTTCCGGTTCCGGGGTTGGTTCCGGGACGGGTTCCCCGGTTCCGATTGGTTCCGTTACCGGGTTGGGGTCGTGGAACTCAATATTGCGCCCGCCTTTGGGCTTTTCCGGCTCAAATTGGGCTTTGAGTTGTTCCGCCGGGTATTCCTTTTGCGCTAACTCAATAATCCCCAAATTAACCAATTCCGGGACGCAACGGCGCAACGCCCTTATGTCCTCTAATGCGTCATGCGCCGGGAATGTTTCGCCGGGGAATAACTTACTATATAATTCCTCTAATTTGGGATATTTTCCCGGTCGCCCGTTTGAATACAATGCGCCGACAAATTTAATAGTTTTCATCATTGTATCAATGCGCTTTCCCTTGTGCAATGCGTCCTCGGCTTTGGCGTCGTAATACTCTTTGCCGCAATAACGCAAAATGTTCGTTTTCAACATCGACGTATCGAAATAAATGTTGTGCGCACATACAAGCGGTGCGGCGGCGGCATCCGTCAAAAATTCGTCGATAACCTCGGCAAACGGTACACCCTCGGCAATTGCCCGTTCGGTCGTTATTCCGTGTATTGCGGTTATTTCCGGCGGTATCTCGTAATTGTCCGGCTTAATTATAAAACTGCGTTCTTTGTCGCCGAACGCCCACGCCAATTGTACGACGTGCGGGAATTGGTTAAAATCCGCATCCCATTTCAAACCCTTTGCGGGTACTCCCGTTGTTTCGCAATCAAAAAAACAAATGTCTTTTAATTCAAATTTCATACTCTCGTTACTTTTTTATTCGTTAAATAATCGTTTTTGCCCGTCGTCGTTGGGCGTTTGCTCAACATATTTTGCCCGTGTAATCCAAACGCACCCGCAACGCAAACACTTTATCCGGCTGTAATGCTTTGGCGTGTATTCGTGGCGAATAATCCGCCAACCCGCCAACGGGTAATTCTTACGCTTTCCGTTACACTTGCAAAACATACCTTACAACGTTCGGGGGTCGTCAATATACGTGTTGTATTCCTCGGCGGCAATCTGTTTGAGTATTTCGATATGCTCGATTAACTCGGCGTTCGACAATTCCGCCACGGTGCGCAATTCGTGGGAATATTTCCCGGTTTCCTCGTTGACCCGCTCGACGTACATAATTGGGGAAAACTCCCGCAACCTCCGTTCCGTTTGTTCCTCCGTAAGACGTTCGCCCGCCTCCCAAATGGCGTGTCGGAACGTGGGTACAACATAGTTGAAATAATAGCCTTTCAAAGCCTCGGACGAACCGGGCGACGCAACAATAAACCGGGCAATTATCCGGGAACCTTTCCAACCCTTGAAAAATTCGTTTAATTCGCCCATGTACATTGCCAACCCGCCGTTATTATTTATCGTCCCCGTTGCCGTTATTTCTCGCTTTCTCATCGTCGATTAACTTTTGCATTGTGATATTAAACGCTGTCATTCCAACCGCACGGATAAACGCCCGTTCGCTCGACGAATACCCGGTTGTGACCTTATCCAAAACTTTTGCGAAAAGAATAACGAAATTTCCCGGTTCCCAATGCCCGGTATTGTGCATACGGTCGATAACGTGCGCCCGCAACCTCGTATTATTCCGGGTCGCATCCTCACGGGCTTTCTCCCGGTCGTTCCAAAGGCTCGTTAATTGGCGTTTCACGTTCTCAAAAAACAACGGCATTTTCAACACGTCGGAAATACTCAAATCGGCAACCGGGGTCGGAACGGCGGCGGCGATTGCTTCGTTGGCTTTGGTTGCCCTTTTCGTCGCCTCGGTCAATTTCTTTGTTGCATCGGCAATCTCATTTATCCCGGCGGCGGTTCCTTTGTTGACCCCATACCCGAACAACGAAAAATCGCCTTTTGCCGGGTCGTCCGGGAACACCTCGGCGAAACGGTCGGTTATCTCAATGGCGGTGCGCAAATCCGGCGTCCGGCGTTTCGTCAATCCCAACCGGATTGCCTGTTTATGTACGTGGGTATCCAACGGGATAATCAAATTACGGGGGTCGCATACGTCCCACAATCCAAAGTCAACCGGGGAACCCTTGCGGCACATCCAACGCAAAAACAGACACAACCGTTTACAAGCGGATTGCGTTTCAAAATCCGGGATACCATTCACGGAACCGAACAAAGATTGCAGCGTTGCCAATGCGGTTTCCCCGTTCGTTTCGTGCGCTTTCTTTATTGCCGTCTCCATGTTTTCCGCCGACGTGTAAACATCATACAAACGGGCGCAAAGGTCGTGAAAATCGCCAAACGTAAACGTCCGGTACAAACAATCGGTACTCCCTTTGTATTGCTCCCATTCGGGGCGGTTCCCCCGCTCAACCGTATTGCCGACAATGTAATGATACGGTTCGCCCTTGAAAATTTCCCGGTCGATAAAATCCGCCTTTTTGATTATCTGTTTACGGTTTCCCCACGCAATCCACGCCGTAACAAATGCGCTAATCTCAATATTTACCCGACTATCGTAACGGTGCGGGATTTGCACCGGGTCGGATTGGATAAACTCGGCGGTTTCGTATTGTTCCGCCCAACGTTTCAAATTATCGTTCAATGTATATGCCATTGTTTTAGATTTTAAGGGGACGGAAAGCCCGCCCCCGGTTATTATTCGTTTTCCGTGTATTCCTCAACAACTAAATCAGTTTGTCCCCGCTTTACTTCCTCTATAAAGCCCTGAAAACCGTTTGCCCTTGCAATGTCTATAATCGCCTGTAAACGCTTTTCGCCCAAACTTTCGCCCCTTGCAATGCGGAACACCTTAACCGTCGGATTGCTTGCAATAATCAATTTGGCGGCAACCTCCATAATTTGACTATCTGAAACTTTCCCGGCGACGAACGGCACGCCGTTTAATTCTAATCCGTCGTCCGTGAACGAAAGCCCGGCAATAGGTAATTCGGACGTTGCAATAAGGGTTTCCCGTTCCTTTGCCAATGCGCCTAATTTTTCCTCAAACGTGCGGGCGATTTTCTCGGCGGTTTCCTTTTGTTTTTTCTTTGCCATGTAATCTACAACCAACGCATTGATACGGTTGTGTTCCTCGGCTTTTTTCAGTTGTTCCGCCGTATCTAAATTTTCCGGGTTATTGGCTTCGTATTCCTCTAACCATTTGTCGGCATTCGCTTTGCGCTTTTCAAAATCGGCTTTTTCCGCCTCAATGGTTGCCAATGTTTCCTTTAATTCGGCATCGACGTTTTTACGGGACGTTTTCGCCTCTTTTTTGGCGTCCTCTAACCGTTTTTGCGCCTCGGCGATAATGCGGGCAACCTCTTTTTCTTCATTCGCTAAATTGGTATCAATAACCGCAACGGCTTTATCGTGGTTATCGTTGGCGGTTTTAATTCGTCCGGGGATTGCCGCCAATTGTTCAACCCTTTGTTGCCGGGTTTGGCGAACCGTTTTTGCTTTCTCAATCAACCGGGCATTCTCGTTTTGTTCTTCCATCAACACCGTAATATCCTTTTTCTCGGCATACGTTTTGACGTCGCCGGGCTTCAATTGCTTTTCGGCGTTGGCGCAAATGGTTGTGTACGTCTTAACCTCGGCGTTGGCGTCTTTTCGTTTGTCCTTAACGGTCATAACCTCGGCGTCAATTTCTGCAATCCGGGTGCGCACTTTTTCCGGCAACAAAGCCTTTACAACCTCAATTTGTTTGCGGCGTCCCTCGGCGGTTTCGCTCCAACGGGAAAACTCCACGGCGTCAAAGTCTTGGTAGCCGAAAATCTTTTGCAACATAGAAACGTTATCCGAACGCATCCCGGTTGTTTGGGATTTAATGGATAATGTCCCCCGTGGGTTGGCTTTGGTAAACTTTAATTCGACTTCGTAATTTTCGCCGTCGTTACCTACAACCATTTTTGCAAATCCTTTGTCCTCGCCATTTTTCAACACAGCGTCCCGGTTCCCGGTCAACATTGCGCCGATTGCTTTTAAAAGGGTTGATTTGCCTAACTCATTGTCCCCGGTAATGAAATATACATTACCCTCAAAATCTGCGTTGAACTCTTTGATAACTTGAAAATTCAACAATTCCAATTTCTTAATATACATCGCTCTTTAAATTTATTTATTTCCCGGAAATCGCCGGGTCGTTATGTTCCCATTTATAACCGTTGTATGTTTTTCTTTTCCCGTTACATACCTGTAATATTACATACTTTTGCCAAGGAAAAACACACGCATCTAAAATATTATCAAAACATACAATATTACCTAATTTATCAATACGTTTAACGGGATATAATTTTGATACACGTTTAACGTTCTCAAATTTTAGGTTCTCGCCAATAGTACACCAACGTAAATTATTAACATGATTATTTAATTTATTCCCGTCGATATGGTCAACACATGGTTTATTGTCCGGGTTGGGAATGAACGCCAAAGCAACCAATCTATGAACCCGCATAACTTTTAAACCATTGATTTTTAATTTTACAGTCATATAGCCACCGTTCAAATAAGGCTTTATTTCCTTATCATTTTGCGTTATATTGCCATTTTCAGCAACGTAACAATCATATTCTATTAAGTATTTACCTTTTTTCATGCCGCAAATATATGTAAAATAATGGATATACCAAAACTTTTATTTTTTATTTTCGGTTATTTTTTTATTTTCCGCAATAATCGCCCCAAAACAACGCATTTACCCACGTCGCCAAACTCAACTAACATATTACCGTTGCGCCCTCTTATACATTTACCATCGGAACGACGAACCGCCCGGCACGGCATACGTGGCAATTCCGGACGGGTCAATCGGTCGCCTAAATAGATATAATCCATTTCGTCCATATCAAAACAATTTCATTTGTGTATCGGTCAATACAGCAACAACCGTATCAACTTTGCGTTCCCAACTTTCCAACGTTGCCAA